CAATGCTGGCAGCATATGGGCAGGACACCCGTCGAAATGACAGTACACATGGGCCCACTTTTCGGGCCCGGTCTGGATGGCGATCTGCGCACGGGTGCTCATGGTCGTTCCCCTCAGATCAGCTTCAGATCAGCCAGCACCGCGCTGGCGGCAGCAAGCTGGGCGGTCGGCAACTCAATCTTGAGATGGTAAATAACGTCTGAGGCCTCAGCGTTGATCCCCTCTTCGCGCAACGCGGTTTCAATGGCCTCGGCGACAGCGTTTGGGCGCGAGCGGTCGAACTGGTCGGGCAAAGCGGCGTGGTCGATGCGATTGGTGGTGGTGGCGGTCATGATCTTATCCTTCAGGATTGGGTTGGGGTGGGGCGGTGGGGCACGATGCACCCGCTTCTTGACACCATGAATCACTCGATCAGGGAGTGTAATCAACTCAAATAAATACTTTTTCTCGTTTATATACAATATGTTGAGGATCATCACAGCGCCATGGAAGGTATGTCTGAACGCGCCTATGCCGACCATTCCAGGCTCTCGCGGGGGGCCGTGCAAAAAGCACGTAAAGCCGGACGGTTGGTCCTGTTTCAGGACGGGTCGATCAATGCTGCCGCCTCGAATGCACGGCGCGGGGCGATGACAGACCCCGATCAGCAGATGCGCGCACGGGGTGGTTTTGGCGGAGGTGGTGGAAGCAACGCAGACACCGGCAGCATCTCCGGCCCCGGCGACAGCACGTCCTATCTAAAAGCGCGCACGGCCCTGACGGTCTACCAAGCGCAGGAACGCCAGCTATCGCTGCAAAAGAAAAAGGGGACGCTGGTCGATCGCGCCCGGGCAGAGGCGCTGGTGTTTCGTCTGGCCCGTCAAGAGCGGGACGTCTGGGTCACCTGGCCCACCCGCGTGGCAGCCCTCATGGCCGCACAATTATCCGCAGAGATGGAGAAGGCATCGGGAGCCCCCGTGACGATCGAAACTGCGATCCTGCAAAGGGTGCTGGAAACCCATGTCCGAGAGCAGCTCAACGCCCTGGCAGACCTCAGGGTCTCGCTTGGATGAAGGAAAACATGATCACAGCCTGAACGACGGCGACCTGACCGAGGGGCTCGACCTCAGCTTTGACGGCGCTGAGGAAATTCTGAGCGTTTGGCGGCGCGGGATCCGGCCTGATCCAGATCTTACAGTCTCGGAATGGGCCGATGCGCATCGCAAGCTGTCGTCACGGGCCAGCGCAGAACCCGGGCAATACCGCACCGCGCGCACGCCCTATCTGCGCGAGATCATGGACGCGCTGTCACCGCGCCACCCGGCGCAGCGGATCACCTTCATGAAAGCCGCACAGGTTGGGGCTACCGAGGCAGGTAATAACTGGATTGGCTTTGTTATTCACCACGCGCCGGGCCCAATGCTTGCGGTGCTGCCCACGCTGGAGATGGCAAAACGCACATCGCGGGGTCGGATTGATCCGCTGATTGAGGACAGCCCGGCACTGCGGGAAAAGGTGAGCCCGGCCCGCTCGCGGGATGCGGGCAATTCGATGCTGTCCAAGGAATTCCCCGGCGGCATTCTGGTGTTGACCGGGGCAAACTCAGCCACTGGCCTGCGCTCAATGCCCGCGCGGTATGTATTTCTGGATGAGGTTGACGCCTATCCGGCATCCGCAGACGAGGAAGGTGACCCGGTCACACTGGCCGAGGCCCGCACGACGACCTTTGCCCATCGCCGCAAGGTGTTCATGGTCTCGACCCCAACCATTCGGGGCCTCAGCCGGATCGAGCGGGAGTTCGAGGCCTCTGATCAGCGGCGGTATTTTGTGCCCTGCCCACATTGTGACCATCGGCAATGGCTGCAGTTCGAGCGGCTGCGCTGGGACAAGGGGCAGCCAGAAACGGCCATATATCACTGCGAGGGCTGCGAGAAGCCTATCGCAGAGCATCACAAGACCGAAATGCTCGCACGCGGTGAGTGGCGCGCCACGGCTGTGTCCGCAAACCCGAACGCGATCGGCTTTCACCTCTCGGCGCTTTATTCGCCGATTGGCTGGAAAAGCTGGGACCAGATCGCCCGTGACTGGCTGGCAGCCCAAGGCTCCGACGAGATGCTGCGTGCGGCGCGCAACACCCTGCTGGGCGAGACATGGGTCGAGAGTGGCGATGCACCAGAGTGGCAGCGCCTCGCAGATCGGCGTGAGATCTTTGCAGCGCAGATCCCCGCAGGTGGGCTGTTCCTGACCGCTGGGGCGGACGTGCAGAAGGATCGGATCGAAGTCGATGTCTGGGCTTGGGGCCGTGGGCTGGAAAGTTGGCTTGTCGATCACGTCGTCATACCTGGCGGGCCGGATGATCCGGCCTGCTGGGACCAGCTGACGGCGCTCCTTGGCCAGACATGGGTGCATGAACACGGCGCTGTCATGCCGCTGGCGAAGTTGGCCATCGACACAGGGTATGAGACGGCGGCCGTTTACGCTTGGTCTCGCAAGCAAGGGATCGCGCAGGTGGCACCCGTGAAGGGGCTTGAGGGGTTCAACAGGGCCACGCCGGTCTCAGGGCCGACCTTCGTTGATGCGACCGTAAACGGACGAAAGCTCAAGCGCGGCGCGCGTCTCTGGACGGTGGCTACGGCGACCTTCAAGGCGGAGACCTATCGCTATCTGCGGCTGGAGCGGCCGAGCGATGAAGACCGTGCCAGTGGCGCGCCAAATCCAGCGGGCACGATCCACCTGCCGGACTGGGCTGACAGCGAATGGCTAAAGCAGCTGGTGGCCGAACAGCTGGTCACGATCCGCAACAAGCGGGGCTACGCGCGCCAAGAATGGCAAAAGATGCGCGAACGCAATGAGGCGCTGGACACCCGGGTGTACGCCCGGGCCGCTGTCTGGATCCTCGGTGCTGACCGCTTCGATGAACGGATGTGGCGACAACTCGAGAAACAGGCCGGGGTCGAGACGATCACGGCGGCCGCCAAAGCCGACACTGACACACCGTCCGAGCCTCAGGCCGGGCGGATCGCTACCCCGCGCAAGCGCGGTTGGCGGGTAAGCACGCCAAAATACATGGAATGACCTATGACCCCCGATGATCTTAAATCCCGCCACAGCGCGTTGCTGGCGGCACGGTACAGCGGCACGCGCTCTGTGAGCTATGATGGCAAGACCCTGACCTATGGCACCGATGCTGAATTGGCGGCTGCTGTCTTTGATATTGAACGGCGCATCGCAAAAGCCGAGCGCGGCGCTGGGCGGATCTCTCGCCCCCATGCCGCAAAGGACCTGTGATGAACTGGCGGCAGCGTCTCGGGGCCTTTGTTGGTGGTTTTGATGCTGGCCAGCATCACCGCCGTCTGCGCGGGTTCCAGGCGACACGCGCGCATGTGAATGCGCTGATTGCGGCGTCAGGACCCGATATCACCGCGCGCGCCCGCTGGCTGGTGCGCAACAATGGCTATGCGGCCAATGCTGTTGAAAGCTGGGCTGCAAATACCGTGGGCAACGGGATTAAACCGATCTCACAAATTGCAGACGCGGCGCACAAGGAAGAGCTGCAACGCCTTTGGTTGGCCTGGACGGATGAAGCAGACAGCGAAGGTCTGACTGATTTCTACGGGCTGCAGCGGCGCGCGGCGCGCGAAGTGTTTCTGGCGGGCGAGGTTTTCTTCAGGATCAGGCCGCGCCGCAGCAGCGACGGATTATCAGTTCCCTTGCAGCTGCAGATGCTGCCCGCAGAAATGTTGCCACTGCATCAGACGGGACCCGCGGGCAATGGCGATGTCATCCGTCAGGGGATTGAGTTCGATCGGGTCGGACGCCGCGTGGCCTATCACTTCCTCCGACGTCATCCGGGCGACAGCACCGATCCGGGGTTGGCTGGCGAAATGGTCCGCGTGCCCGCCTCAGAGGTGATCCATGTGATCGACCCCGTTGAAGCGGGTCAACTGCGCGGGGTCTCAAAGCTGGCACCGGCCATCATGAAGTTGTTTCTGCTAGATCAATACGACGATGCCGAGCTCGACCGCAAAAAAGTGGCGGCGATGTATGCGATGTTTGTGACCTCTCCCGCTCCGGAAAACCCACTGTTGCCGTCCGAGGATGACGACACGCTGGGCGGGTTTGAGATCAGCCCCGGCCAAATCGTGCGTCTAGATCCGGGCGAGGACGTGACCGTGGGCCAGCCTGCGGATTCAGGGGCAACCTACGAGCCATTCCAATACCGTACCCTGCTGCAGGTCGCCTCGGCGCTGGGCATTCCTTATCCTTATCTAACAAACGACATGGTGAAAGGTAACTTTTCGAACTCGCGACTTGCACTTATCGAATTTCGGCGCCGCGTCTCAGCCTGGCAGCACTCGGTCATGGTCTACCAGCTCTGCCGTCCCGTCTATGCGCGCTGGATGGATGCCGCCGTAATGTCCAGCGCACTGGACCTTCCCGGCTATGAGGCCGACCGGTCACGTTTTCTTGCGGCCAACTGGCTACCCACCAAGTGGGATTGGGTCGACCCCCTGAAGGATGCCAATGCCGAGATTGCCCAGATCGAGGCGGGCCTCAAATCCCGCAGCCAAGCCATTGCCGAGCGTGGCTATGACGCGGAACAAGTCGACCGCGAAATTGCGGCTGAGCGCGCACGCGAGCGATTACTCGGCCTCGACTTCCGCCGCCCCGGCTCGCCCGCACAAGGCGTGCAGGCTTTAACAGGCCCGGCACAGGACGGGGACCAAGACGACGATAAAGACCCAGCAGATGAAACCGATGACGCGGAAGATCCTTCGCGCAACCCTGAGGACCAGACCTGATGTTCCACGCCCGCATTGCTGCGCGCGCCTTCAACACGCCGCTGCTGGTTGAGCCTTCCAAAGCCATGG